TCCAGTCTTTTGCGTATTTCTCTTGTAGCTTATAGCTCTCTTTGTCGTACTTAAGTTCCGCTACTGTTATCTTTTGAACAGATTTTAGTGCATTTGCAACATCTTTTGCACTACCTGTAAGACTGTTTCCCCAGTCCATTCCAGACTCTGCAAGCTCAATCTGTGCATCTATTAAAGACTCATATTTTTGTGAAACTTCATCGAGTCCTTTTATAGTAAGATTCATCTCATACTCTTTGTTGAGCTGAGACCATGCAGCGTTTAGCTGTTCTGCAGAAAGACTACCATCTTCTGCTAGCTTTTGCATCTTGTCACTTACATCAAGCAGCCAGTTATCATACTCGCTGCCAACTATTTCAAGATAGTCTCTGTATGTCTGTTCTTGTTGTTTTAGGAGTTGTTCTTGCTGTTGTTTTAGTTTTGAATTTTTACCGTCATCATATATATCGAACCCTGCGTAATCATTTCTTCTTCTTTGCGTACCTGTTTTTTCTTCACTATTTGCAAGATTTTTTCGCATTCTTCTAGATAGTTCTTCTGCTGCATTTCTTCCATCTTCAATATTTTGTGTATATTCTATAACCTCTTTTTTTAACTCTTTTATCTTTTCGATGTTATCCGGTATGCTGCTCTCTAGCCTTATGTCTATTTTTTCGCTTCCAACAAAGTCTGCAAGAGAGTTATACCCTTCAATAAGTGCATTTATCTCATGTCTTATTGGTTCAAATGCCCCTGCTATTACTACAGCTGCTCCATAAAATGCAATTTCAAGAGATGTTATTACTATCTTTATCCCTGTAATCGAGTCCTTAATAAATCCAAACCCATAAGCAACACTGTCTATTGTATCAATTGCAACAGACTCAAAATATTTCATCTTGTCTGCTGTGCTTCCAAAAGACTCATCAAACATTTCAACTATACTTTTGCTCGCTGCATCCATAGGACCGACAATACCAAAAGCTACAGAGTTTTTTATACCGCGTATTCTGTAGTCCAATCTTTCTATAGATTCGTTGTAGCTACCTGCCATATCTGCTACACTTTGTGATACAGATATCCCTATCGCTCTTGCTTCTCTGCTAAATTTTTCAAGATCACTTGCTGTTAATTTTAAAATACCACTTGCACTTTTTGAAAAAATATCCTGAGCAACTGCCGTTTTTCTGTAACCTTCTGGCATCTCCTCAAGACGTTTTAGTATCTCTACAAATGCTTTGTCTGTTGTTGTGAAGTTTTTACGAGCATACTCCATGCTGATACCTAGCTCAGCAAATGCATCTTTTGCAGCACCACCGCCACTCTCTTGAAAGTTTTTTAGTCTTCTTATAAGCGCACCAAGTCCTGCATTTAACTCTCCACTGCTTACACCTGCCATTGTTGCAGCATACTGATACTCAGACATTGCTTCTGTTGCAAGTCCAAACTTCTGTGCAAGTTCACCTGTAGCATCGGCTGCATCTATAGAGTCTTGTATAATAGAGCTAAATGCTTTTATTCCCTCTATCCCTGCATAAGCAGCAGCCATGGATACTATTGTCTTTTTGATGTTGTCAACACTTTTTTTAACAGTGCTCTCTGCTTTTTGCATTCCACTTACAAGCTTTGCAGTGTCAGCTTTAACATCGATAAGAACAGTTCCTACTGTTGTGCTCATTTTCCATCTCCAAACGCGCTTATAAGTGCCTCTGCAAGTGAACTTTCATCCATTCGCATAGCTTTTACTTTCTCTTTTTTATAATCTTCATCTCGCATAGCCAAAACTTTTCCTATGTTTGAGATGAGTCTTACATACGACTTTACACTCAAGTTGTTCCACTTGAGATTATCTTTTATTGACTCATAGATAAAACCTGTTTTACCAAGTCCTCCGTATGCAACTTCACATCGTGAAGCTACAAGTGCGAGTGTTTTTTCAAAACTTTGCAGTTCATCAAACCCACTCTGATCTCGAATAGCTATAGCTACTCGCCAGACTGCTTTTTTTCAAGTTCAGCCTTAGCAGTATCAAGCTCACGCATAAGAGATGCGTACCCTTTTATCTCTGCATATTGCTGTAATTTTTCAGCATCTTTCCCACTTACTAGTGTTAAGAAGCGTTCTTTTGCAGTGTTCTCTGCAAATTCATCTTGGTTTCCACCGCCAATATCATCAAGCTCTTCAAGAAGATAATCTAGCTCTTCATCTAACTTGTCTTTTTTTTCGATACATTTAAGAGACTTTTCATAATCACCATTGAGTTCATGCAGATGTGCTCTTTTCTCAAGAGATGACTGCTCTTTTCCAATCTTCTGAGCTTTTTTAAAGATTTTTGAAAAGCGTTTTTTCATATCTTCGTGCTCTTTTTTCTCAGACTTTGTGAACTCTCTGTAAAAGACAGATAGTCTGTCTTTTACCTTGTTGTTCTCTCTTACTTCGATATCTATCTTGTAATCAAGCTGTATCTTCATACTACGCCGCCGCAGTTACTACAGGAGCACCATTTAGCGCAACAGAAAAAGATGCAAGTACATATCCATCTTGCTCAGGATTTAATTCGAAGTCACTTACAACTGCGCCATCCCATGTAAATGTAGTTCCATTTGTTCCCTTAGTGTCTGATAGTTCAATTTCTAATGGAACTGTTGTACCATTTTCAAATGCTGCTTCAAGTTCACCTGCTCCTGTTGTACTAGCAGGGTCATACAGAACACTAAGTGATAATGTATCAGTCTTAATGTTTCCGATAGCCTGTACGATTACACCAGTATTTAGTGCCTCATACTCTTTTATGGCTCTTTTTTGTTTAATGCTCCCAATAGATTGCAGATCTCCTGCATCTTTGCTGTTTACTCTTACGATATGTCCTGATGTACTAATAGGCATAGTTATCTCCTTTTAAATTTAAAATCAATTAGCTGTCTGTGCAGCTTTACTTCGTCCTCATAGAGGTCTTGAGCGGAAATACTTCCTCCCCCTAAGCTGACAACCTTGGCAACAACTTCATCTTTTAAAGCTTTTGCTTCCCAATAACTTTTAGCAAAGACATCAACCTGAAAGCGAACATCTCTGCTTGTAAAGTTCCCGTTCGTAGCCTGATTGGCTCCGTCATAAACGACTTGATAAGTGATAGATGGCAATGCAGCATCTTCTGGCATCATCAATGCATAAACATTTGGTGTTACCTCTTGAAGTGCATCAAACAGATCATGCTCTATCATAGTTTTGCAAGCTCCTTGTCAAGTCGTTTTCGCATATATTCGCGTGTTGCGTCTATAGCTTCTTCACCTTTTTTTTCAAAAGCCGGACGCATAAATGGCTTAGCACTCATTTTTACAGTTCCAAACTCTAAAAAATGAGCAATCCATCCACCTTTTTTGCTTCTTGGTGTAACAGAAAAATGAAGAATATTTTTATATTTGCTTCTTCTTTTTGTTATTCCAATGCTTTTCTTTAGCGTTTCTGTGTCTTTTGGAACAAGTAGCTTTGCCTCTGTTGACATTGGCTTAGCACCTGCACGAACAGCACCGCTAATCACATTTTTCTGTACTTTTTCTGGCAAAATATTGAGCTTTTTTAACAGCTCATCCATTCCTTCAACTTGTACATCAACCATCACACAACCTCACTGCAAATAAGTTGCAATGTTTTGTTCTCTTCACGAATGTTTAAAACACTCTCTATGCTAAACTCTCGCTCACCAAACATCACACGCATCTTTGGTTTTACACCTGATATGAAACGCATCTCGACCTTATGTGTAACCTCGTTTTGCACACCTGCTTTAAAGTACTCTTTTGCAGAGAGTGGAGTTACAGAAGCATAAACAGTTGCAAAATCGTTCCAACTTTTTTGAATCTCTCCGTAGTTGTTAATTTCAGAATACTCCTGAATAACTACTTTATGCTTCAAGTTTCCGCTTCTCATAATCTGCCTACTCTGTACTTAGAGATAAGAAAGTTGTTATATTCACTCTCAATTACACTTGTAGTAACACCGACAACTATCTCCTCGCGATTCTCATACATAGTTGCTATGCGAATAAGCATCCACTGTTTGAGTGGTACAGGAACTCCGTCAACATACCCACTTCTAAAAGTGATCTTTACACTGTTTGATTCATTTGAAACACTCGGATAACTCACATCACACTTTTTGTAAATAACAGCAGGCTCGCTGATGTCATCTACTTTGTACAGCGAAGCATCAAGAAGTGTAAAAGTATCACTTCCATATGGTACATACTCTATCTTATCAACTGCAATAAGAGGAGATTTTGCAAGCTCTATAGACTCACTTAACCCATCTACATACAACTCCCAAGTAGCTTCAACTAGCTGTCTTGATGTTATCTCCTCAGCCTGAGCAGTTGCAGCTTCTATAAGAGAAGTGATGTATGTATCATCATCACTGTGCAGTACTCGAAGATGTGCTTTTGCCTCATCGAGTGTCAGTGGAAATGATGATGGTTGAGCAATGAGCTTTAGCTTCATCTACTTATCTTCCTCTTTTTTAAGTGGCTCACCCTGCATCTTTTCATCTACAAAAGCTTTAATCTCATCATCACTTAAGATGATTCCCTCAATCTCTGCAACTTTTAATGCAACTTTTCCATAAAGCTCACGCAACTCTAACTCAAGAGTCTCTTTTTTTAAAATTGCGTTTGCCTCTGCCTCTTTTGCTTTTTCTTCATCTTCAATTGATTGCAGTTTTTTCTTTGCAATCTCATAAGATTTTTTGTTAATAGGCTCTGCTTGGTTTGAGTCGATAAGAGCTATTGCCTCTTTTACAGGTAGATCGATTTTATCACCTGGTGCATGACTGCCATCCGGTCCACTTCGACCAGTTAGCAGTTTGAGTTTTAGTTTACTCATATCTCAGCCTTTTACACTTCCATTTGTAGATAGTTAATAGCTTCAGAAACAACAAGTTTTCCATCAACACGCTTATCGATTCTAAATCCAACTTGACCGTAGTCAGCATATTTCTCATCGAGACGCTTCATCTCCATCACTTTTCTGTCTTTGATGAAGTAGTAAGAGAAATCTCCAAATGCGATAGGTTTTGTAGCAGAACCGATATCTGGCATATTTTTATTGATAACAATAGGACGACCAAGAAGCGTTGACGGAGCACCGTTAAGACCTTTGTTTACAAGATAGTCACCGTTTCCATCTTTTAGCTTCATCAGTGCGACAAGTGTGTTTCTGTTCATCATCCAGTGTGCTTCACCTGCATAGTCTTCATCCAAAGAACCCCAAAGGTCAATAATCTCATCTGCTGTAATCGCATTGTTTGCAGCGGCAGTTTTTCCAAGAGTAGCATCAAGTAAGAAACCTTTTGGTTTCCCAACTCCATCACCGACAACAAATGCCTCTTCTTCAGCCTTGATTGTTGACTTAACAAACTTACCTGCAATGTATGCTTCAATGCTTGTAAAGCTGTCTGCGAGCAACTCTTCAGATACTTTAATGATACGACCTGTCTTGTATGCTTTCATAACGATTTGTGATAAACTTGGATCACTTTCAGGATATGCACCGTTTTCATCAATCCATCCATTTGCACCATCAACACCCTCTACAGGAATGTTTGTAGTCGAACTTGACATACTTACAGTTGCAAGATTACGGATGTATGATTTTTCAGCTAACTTCTCAACGATTGTTATTTGAAACTCTTCAGGTACTAGGTATCCGCCTTTATCACCAACACCTGCACTTAGAGCACGAGTCTGAGCATCTGTTAGCGGTTGTCTTGTCTGTGCAGCCCAAAATGATGCACGGTAAGACTCTTTATCATCATCAACAACTTCACCCTGTAGAGCTACACCGGTTTCAACAATCGCAGCACGTTGCGGCTGTGCCATAAATGCTTCACGCTCACGCTGTTTTGCTACACGCTTCTCCTCTTGTTCAATATCTGCACGAGTTGCATCAAAATCAGCTTCAAGCTGATCGTACTCTGCAGATAGAGTATCGTCTAATCCATCTTGGTTCTCATTTAGCATTGTTGTCATACGACCTTGTAGTTGTGCAAGTTTTGCACGCAGTTTTTCTAATCTGTTCATTAGATCTCCTTTAGTTTTAGATTAAGTTTTCTACGAAGTACATCTGTATTTCGCAGTTTTACAGCCTCTTTTTTGGCTGAGCGTGAACGACCCATAGTCGCGCCTTTATCAAACCCCTTCCACACGGCTGATAACTCAACTATTGTGTAGTCAGTTACAAGTATGTGGTCTGGTTCATCTTTTTTACTTGTTACGATGATGTCATTTACGTAGTAGCCGACACTTACATCTGTTAAGATGCGGTCCTTGTACTTTGTAAAAACCTTGTCTGCATCGTCATCTGTTCCAAAGATTACATCTGCTTTTATCTCTCCACTCTCAACACGGGCATTTTCTATGCGACCTATGGCGGTATCGACTGCTTGGCGATGGTCTTTGAAAAATGTTTTAAGCTCATCAAGACGTGCGCCATTTGGGTCAAGCTCTTCGATATATACTTCATCATTCCACCAGTCATATCTCTCTCCTGCATTGTCATCACTTACCAAGATAAATGGGATAGAACGATTCTCTACATCTATCACACTCTCACGTTCTTTCGTGTTTGAACTTACACGGCGAACCATACGGCCACATGAACGACTCATCACACCTACTTCATTCATACGAGCGATGATCTCAGCCTTACTTCGTTGCTTTTTCGCCATTAGCGTCACCTTCCTTTCCAAAATTTAGAGGGACTATCATCTCATCAAGTCCATCTACTGGGTTTAAATCTTCAAGCTCACGCGCTTCGTTTCTACTCATCCAGCACCCTTTTGTTATCGCTGACTCATACGCTGCGTATCTTGTTGCAGTATCTCCTCTAAGGAGTGCCCCAAGAGAGAATTTCATGTAGTAGCTTTTCTTTTCAGATTCACTTAAAAGCTTCTTTTTTAGCTCTTTTTCAAGACGAACTACCCACGGGCTTACTGCGTCAGTTACAAACTTGATAGACTGATGTTCTATATTTGAGAATGTAGCCTTGTCAAGTTCGTTTATCATGTGTAGTGGCACTCTAAAGATAGATGCGATTTCTGCTTTTGTAAATTTACGGCTCTCTATGTATTGGCCATCTTTATTTGATATGCTAATAGGTTTAAAATCAAACCCATCTTCGAGAATAAGTGGACGACCTGCGTTCATAAGACCTGTGTATGCTTCTTTGAAGCTCTCTTTAAATCTTTGAAATGCAGTATCACTCATAGATGTAACACCTTTTCCGCTAACTACACCAGAAGGTGTTGCACCATTTTTAAAAAGAGTAGCACCGTATGTCTCCATGGCCATTGAAAAGCCTATTGTGTGTCTGTTGTATGCTATTGGCGAGAGTCCGATGATGCCATCAAGGCTCATACCTTTAAAATGAAGTACTTCTTTTGCTTCAAGAGGAACTTCACCAAGTGTCGTATGTCTGTAGATGTATGCAAGTTTTCCACTATCTAAGCGAACTATCTGCATAAGTTCGTTTTTAAGTGGTCGTATCTCTGTAACTCTTCCAGCTTTATTTCGTACAATTTGTGAGTAGTGATTACCTCGCAGGAGTATCTCAAGCATTACAAGTTGCCAATAGTCAACCGATGTCATATCTTCGTTTGGCTCATCATGTAAGAGTGCATAAAGAGGATGCTCTTTTTCTTTTGTTTTGATAGTTTTTAAGTTTTTTGTCTGTTCTTTGTAAAGAAAAAGTGGTACGGTAGATACTGTCTCACTCAAAATATTTACACAGGCATAAACCGATGTATGCTCAAGTGCATTTTTTGGCGTAACACTCACACCAACTTTACTCACTGAACCAAACATAGAGGTAAGCCACTCACTCGGCTGCGATAAAGATGCACTGTCACGAGCCATCATGCGAGATATAATACTCATGATTTTTCGCCTTTGTCTTTTGCAACATCTGGGAGTGATCTAAGCTCCTGGACAAAAATAACAAAGATAGATACAGAATGCACAACAAGTGCAGCAGAGTAAGCATAGTTTTTCACTTGAGGAAAACTAAGAGCAGTTGCAAATGCAAGTGCTGCCAATAGTGCTGCTAAAAAAATGTAAAGTGCAAATATGTATCTAAAAATTTCCATAAAAGAAATCTACATCAAAAAAAGAAAGATTTTAAAAAAGCTTGCGAATATGCAATGTTGTTGTGAAATTCATATAAAAAACTATAAGTTTAAACACTCCGAACACCCCTACTCTCATAAACACTCTCCTCATCTGGCTCATATGCAATAGCACGAGCTAGTGTATTAATTATTGCGGCGCATCCATCTATTTTTCTATTTGGCTTTGTTTTGTCAGGTTTGACATTACCGGCAGCATCTGTAATGACTGTCATGTTTGAAACCATCCATCTTGTAACTGGGTTTTTGTCATTGAGGAGTTTTTTACTTCTGATGTAATCACGGAAATTAAAAGTTGGTTCACTTATTGTTAAGTATCCTTGGCGTATCTGCACACAGTTTTCAAAACCGCTCTCTTTTTCTATCTCAGCTATTAGCGTTGCAGCTCTGTATGGATCGTAACAAATTTCATCAATATCTTGCGTGTTAATCATCTGCACAATATCTCTAGCGATGTATTTCAGGTCGATAGTTGCACCAGGTGTTGCAGTAATATATCCTTTAAGTATCCAAGATTCCAAAGGGACTCTAAGCTCTCTAGAACGCTCTCTTACATTTTCAGCAGGTATGTAGTAGTGTTGTGTAGTGTAAAATGTTCCATCTGCAAACATATATGTTACTGCAACTGCTGTAAAGTCATCACTTCGAGACAAGTCAACACCTAGAAAAACACTTACAGCATCACTTACATCGTAATTATCAACACCACATTCATTCCAATCATCAAGAACAATGAAGTGCTCCTCAGCTGTTACCCATCTGTTTAAATCTTTTACGAGGAAGTTGTTGAGTGTTTCTGTACGCTCTTTTGCCTGTTTTGCCATCTTACGCATATAGTCATAGCTTTTTGACACGCCTAAGTTTGGATTTGCTTTGTACCATACACTTTCGTCAAACGGATCATCATCTTTGTCAAGCTCACATACGAACGCGAAGTAGCTATCATCTTCTACAACACCATCAAGAACATCTTTTGCATACTCGTACTCCTGATATCCTACAGATGCAGTATTAAACCCTGCTGTAGTAATGTAGAACATCATAGGCTGGAGTCTTGCACCCTGAGAGGACTCGACTACTTCTATCATACCACGGTCAGAGTGTGCATGTATCTCATCACCTATTCCAAGCCCTATACTTAGCCCATCTTCTGTTTGTGAATCACGACCAAGTGGCTTGATTGTCGTTTGTGTCGGCTTAATCTCTATGGTTGAGTAGGCTATAAGAGATTTTTTAGAAAGCTCTTTATTGAGCCTTACCATTCTCTCACACCCTTTCCATACAATCTTAGCCTGGTCTTTCTTTGTTGCAAATGCTACAATCTGGTTTCCATACTCAGCACTAAGCACAGCCTCAGCAACAGCAACACCTGAAGCCAAGATACTTTTACCATTCTTACGAGCTATAAACCAAAATGCTGTATTAAACCTGCGTATCCACTGTGGCTTACCATTACGAAGCAATGGTTTTCCATCTTTATCAAGTCGCTTTTTCTGCCAACCAAAGCAGATAACCAAAGCTTTTTTTTGCCACTCCTCAAGTACAATTGGATGGCCTGCAAACTCACCTTCAAAATGACATAATTTCTCAATAATAACAATATACGCTAACCCTAACTTCTTGTTGAATCGAATATCATCACGAAGACCAGACTCAACTGCTTTTAAATCATTTCTATGTCTTTGGAATGTTTTTTCATAGTACGGTATACGTTTGTCACTTTTTTCATCAGACATCTACATCGCACTCCATCAAGTCTTTGGCAATATCAAATAATGAAGCCTCCTCTGTGTCGGACTTCGTAGAAATTCCAATGCGTTTGCGTGAGGAGATAGAGAGTCCAAGCTGACCGGCTATCTTAATAAAAGTATTCTCATACATCTTTGCAAGGTTTTCATACGGAGAAATATATAGACTCCCCTTTGAACTTACAGCAATAGACCCCTCATCTTTTATAATCTTTTGAGTTTCAATCCATTTTGAGTAGTTCAAAGCAAATGCAGCAACCAAAGGCTCATCAAGTGGAGAGTAGTTATCTCCCAAAGCATCAATGATCTCTTTCGTTTTTCTAATAGCAACTTTATCCAGGAGTGGATTAGATCCGACAAGAGCTTTATCTGTAATCACATCAACAGCTGCACTCTTTTTCCATCCCTCTTTTTTTATTCTTCTTTGTATAGCACCATGTGACACATCATTCTCTTTAGCAATAAGACGAATCGACTTAGTTGTCTCTTCATATTCAGACCTTATAAACTCCCAATCTATATCTTTTGCCAAAACTAATCTCCTCGTTTAAGGTTAAGAAAAAAACTTACAAAACTTAAAAAAACACCTGTATAAATACAAAAATAGCCACCCAATTGAAAATAGAGTTTGTAAAAAGTTGTGGGGGGCGTCGATACGGACGACTTCACATCTGTAGAAATCATATGCCCCCTCCATTATTTAAGATTTCTTTAGCTGTTTTTTTGTTGTGATGAGCGTGGCAAAGTGGACGTAGATTTGTTTGATCTAATCGTTTAGAAAAGTCTTGAGATATTGGTATGATATGGTCAACTACATCAGCTTTTACAACTAAATCAAACTTCATACACTCCTCGCAAAGTCCGCCAGTTCTTTGCATTGCGATAGTTCTTGCTTTTTTCCATTCTGTAGAATTATAAAAATGCTGATGTGATTTATTACGTTTGAACTTGTTGTAGTCACTGTTCTTTTTTGCTGTTACATCCCTCTTATGTTTAGGACAATATCTCTCACTCATAGATATTAGAGTGTGGCAGTTAACTTGGTTACATATCTTTTTTGGCATAGTCTCTCTCTTTTGCACCAACACCAAAAAATAGCCAGTCTGTACTAATTTTGTATGTAACACAAAACGATGTCAAGTGATCGTATGGAACCAAGTTGCGTGACTTCTTTGCTGCCAAATTATCAGGTGTAAATCCAAGCTCATACGCAATGTTCTTATCAAGTACTCTATCATCGTACTTATCTGCTAGTACATCTTTCATTCTCTCTACTATGTCAACCATATTTGCCACATTAACCCCTTTTTATCTCTTTTAAATATCTAAGCTTTCCACTCTCAAACAGTTCAAGAAGTAGCTTAGGCTCTATCTTCCCAAATGACTTACCATCAACACTTTTGAATTCATATGTTTTGTTATCATATGTACCTTCAAACACACCAGTGTCTGTCTCTACTCGTATGTAATTAGGCATATAAGATACATACATTTCATTTTTCAAGAAGTTCGTTAAGTTATATCTCTTACCTTCTGTATCTGGATCATGCAGGTATCTCATAGCTGCTATCTTCAAAATGTTTATATCTACATCTACATGTTTAAAGACTTCAAATGCCTCTTCTTTTTTACCTTTGTATTTTGTATTTGCTCCATAAATAAAAAAGAGATCGTTAAAATCTTTGTCTTGCCACCAAAAATCTTTTTTATTATTATTTAGATTAAAAGCTTCGTTCGGTTGGCGTTCTAGTGAATCTTTTGAAACGCCTATATTTTGGGCTTTGTTGGCGTTCGTTTCGTTCGGTTTGCGTTCGGTTGATTTTTTTGCATGCTTATAGTGTTGTTTGTTTCTGATTTCCCAATGACTTAAGAACAGTTCTATTTCATGCATAAATTCATCTATCCAAGCGTGAGCTGTACTCTTTGATACTTCCCAACTCTTTGCATAAAAACCATACGAGTTATGATCTCCAAACTCCATGTCATCCCAGTACTCCATAAATGCACGAGCTTTTTTTCTCTTCTTGTTTGACTTTAGTTCTTGTACATAGTCTGTTGGATAAGTTTTGTACATCATTCTCATAATAAAGGCATTTCAACAGAGCTGTTCTCTGTTTGTGTTGGATTTGTCGATATTTTAGTACCTTGAAAAGGCACATCAGAATCGTATATTGTTTCTCTTACTATCGGTATGTCTTTTCTACTTGGAGTGATCTGTCGTTGCATAGTAAACGCGTCAAGATGCTTTATGGCTCCTAGGTTGTCTTTTGACAGTATGAGCTTTCTTTTACCTGAGTTGTCGTCACCGTCTATCTTTTCTAGCTCATAGACAGTTCTACATGCATCAACAAAAGCTCCTGCACCTCTTGTCTTAACACCTTCTCCACCTTTTTTTGAATGATGCAAGAAGATAATACACTTATTCTCTTCTCTTGCCCAGTTCATAAAAGGCTGCATGAACTGTCTTGCTTGAGAGTTATCATTTTCATCTGAAACATAAAAAGCAAGCAATGGGTCAAGGACTATAAAGTCATAGGCCTTGAATGCTCTTCGCATCTTGTAAAAGTCAGAAAATGAGAACTTTTTGTTTTGCATAAGTGGCATTGGTGAGTCTGCTATGAAGCGTATATTTCTTACAGATACATCGTTATGTAATATATCTTTGTTAATTGATTGTGCTCTTGATTTAGAGTCATGAAGTGGGTCCTCTGAAAGCCAAAGCAAAGGAGTTTTATTTGTTTCAGTTTTATATCTCAGTGCCATTTGGTTTGCCAACCAACTCTTACCTGTTCCACCAGGTGCAGACACTATTGTAACCGTTCCAACAGGGATTGGCATCCATCCTTTAAGGACAAACTCTGTCTCTTTGTCTTCTATCTCGTCTATATCTACAATCTCTATGCCTGTAGAATTTCTATTTATGATAGACTCAAGTTCACTCTCAACACGAGATATGACAGCATCACTTGTATCACACTCTTCTATAGCATGTTTTCGTATGCTTCCTGAGAGACTTAACAGCTGTCTTAACCTTGACTTGTCTATTACCTCTTCTATATATGCTTTTATGTTTGCTATAGGGTTTGCAGATAATATCTCAAGCATTACCTGTTCATCAAACTGTTTTTTCTTCACGAGCTCTTTTTTTAAAAACTCTTCATCTATAGGTATCTCATTTTTAAAAAGTGTCGTTATTGCATTGTAGATATTACTGTGAGCTGGTAGGTAAAAGTCTGTGTCTTGCAGTACACCTATGACATTTTCAAATGATGCAGGCTCAAATATTATAGAAGATAGTATAGCTCTTTCAAATGCTAGGTTATAAAGATAGTCAGGCATCAGTACTCTTTTGCATTAGGATTGTTTTCATGGATGCAGCCCATACCTTTGTAAAAGTATCTTGCGTGTGTTCCACCGCGTTTGTTGCTCTCATGTAGAACCATTATAGGATTCCACCCTGCATACTCAAGATACTTCTTTTTAAGATCCTGCATACGCTGTGCAAGTCTTCCTACTCCAAGTCTTTCATGTGCCTCTTCATGCGTGAGAGAGAGCCCTTGCTTGAAATACTCGTTAAGTTTGTATGGTTGAGAGCCTTGCTTAAATGGTGATGCCATTGCTACTCCTTTCTTGCAAGATGAAGCACAAGGTCTTTAAGCCTTGCATTTGCCTTGTTTGCGTCATCTATCTCTTTGAGTATCGCTGCTTTTTCATCTTCATATATTACGCCGTCACTCATAGACTCTTTTACTACGCGAAATACATCAGAGTTTTCCATATTTGCAACATCTACAAGTAGGTTTATGTCTGCAACATCTGCCTTTGATACACTGTTTTTTACAAGTACCATATCAAACAGACCAGCGATGTACTCAAGAGCTGAAAGGTCTCCTGTAAGCTCAAGAAAGTGAATGAACTCACTGAGTGTCATGTCGTTTTCAGCTTTTGCAGGCTTGAGCTTGTTTGCAAGTGTTCCCTCTGTAAGTCCTAGCTCATTTGCAGCCTCTTCAAAAGAGAGCCCTATGTACTTTCTGCTTTTTGTGATGCTTGCGCGTATCATCGTGCATAGCTTTGCATCTTTTGGGCGTTTATTGTGGATGTGATCTCTCATTATGCTACCTCTTCTTTTTTTGATGTAGTAGCTTTAGTTGATGATTGTTTTGTATCATTCTTATGTACAAGATCAAAAGGGGAAACATTGAAGTATGATGCTATTTTTAAAATCTTTCTCATAGGAAGTTCTCTTTTCCCGTGGAATGCAGCACTTACAACTCCAGGCTGAAGACCTGTTGCGTGAGCAAAAGAGAGTTGCTTTTCACCTTTTTGTTCTAATAATTGCTTGATTTTTTCTGTGTTTAGTGTTTCCATAACAGAAGATTAACACTTTGGTAATTAAATACAGCTTAAATAATTACTGTTTTGGTAATTATTTAATGTTATCATTTTGTTAATTATTTAAAGGTTTTTATATGGATTTGGTAGACAAAGTAATAGATTTGATTAAAAAAAATAACATATCGCGAAAAGAAGTAGCAAAATATATAGGAATGCAACCACCACATTTAAGTGATACTTTAAATAGAAAAGGGAGAAAATTCTCAGTTGAACATATACCAAAACTTGCAAAACTTTTTAATGTAGAAGAGAGTTACCTGCTCGGTGATGAATCAAAAACAGCTGTAAAAAAGATACCTATCATAGGAACATCATCATGTGGTAGTGCTGAGTCAAACTTTTTACAGATAGAGGACAGCTACTGTATATTTTCCGCTGATAAGTGGCATGAGAAGCTCTTTTGTGTCGTAGCTGACGGTGACAGTATGGCCCCGGAGATAGAAAACGGAGACCAGGTAATCTGTGACCCTCTTGTTATGCCTCGTCACGGTGACTTGGCATACTACAGTGTAAACGGCGAGAGTGCCATAAAAGTGTTTGTAGAGAACCGTGATGCAGGCATAGTTATGCTAAAGCCTGTCAATGCAAATGATAACTTTAAGACAACTGTGTTTCGTATAGATGATGACTTATTTCATGATGTGAAGTTTGCGAAGGTTGTAGGCGTGAACAAAACAAACTTTAACAATGTCTCAGCACGCCTCAAGCTTGTAGGAGAACAATAGTAAAACTAACTCTCTTCTATTACGCTTGATACATCTATTGTAAGCTTACTTTTATAGCTTCCAAAAATGTGTATATTTTTGTTTTGTTCGTGTAGTATTTTTGTTCTATTGTAGAGATCTTCAGAATGAAAATGAAGATGATATACTGGAGATATATCTAATAGTGCTCTGTGCTTTTTGTCATCAAATGCTCTCATATACTCTTTTGCATTTACACTCTTTTTAAATTCTGAAGTACTTAGTGTATCTTTAAAATTCTTTTTAATGTTTTTTATGGCTTCTATTGATATTTGCAATGGATCATCTATACTTTTTACAACTATATTAAGTGTTTTTAGTGTTGTTACTGATACCATATCAAAAAGATTGTGAAGTGCTTTTGCATAAGCGTTATTTGCAAGGTATCTGTCAACATCAACATATTCTCTGTTTATCTCATCTATAAATGCAATAAGAGCATTGTCATCATTTTTTATATCTTGTATGTCAACTGCATAACTTGCTGATCTTATATGTATCTTTGGTTCATAATCAACATTATTTACATAACGGTATATACTCTCAGCACTTTGAATAAATCTTGTTCCAGTACCAATATATGCAATAACTTCAGGGTTCAAATCATCACCATCTGCTACAAGGCTAAAAACAGCTACGTCTGTTTGTGTCCATGTTATGTTTAAACCACTGTTGTGCAGCTTTTCAAATATAGCTTCAATATTGTTAGCAAATTCATCCCGTGTTATGTTGTAATCAATACCATCTTGTTCAACTTTTGTATACCCTTGCTTAATAAGCTGCCAAAACATATCTTCATAATTGTCTTCATCAATGAGTGACCTGATGTATATTTTTTCGTTTTGAAAAGAGAAAATTCCTTTATATTCTACTGTACCGAGCAGCTCTATGATTACTTCGTATGTCATCGTATTATCTCCCTGTACATAGGTATATTTCCTCTCTGGTTCAGGTTGAGAGCATCTTTTATAACATCAGATAAATTATGCTCTTCAAACTCCTCTTTTGTAATATCTTTTATATTAACTCTTCGTTCAAGTGCATTTGATAGTGCTGTTTTTACTATATGCTTATCTGCAATATTATAAAAGTCAAATCCCATCTTATGCCATGCAATTATACCACTACTTAGTGAAGCCAAAGATAAATTTTTTATAGTAAAAAAATTATCTTTTATGTCTACATATAGATTTGTAACTATACTTTTTACTATACCTTCTCCTTGAAATTCAGTATCTAAAAACATATCTACAATGTTTGCTTCATCATTTGCTATAGCAAGTATTGCTCTACCATTCTCTTTATGTTTAAGTATATAATCATCGCCTTTCTTAAGATTGTGTGTGTATAGTTCAAATGGTTTTCTTGGAGGGTATTCACCAGCTGGTGCATCAAGAAAGGAGTTCTTTTCACTCTGATACTGCGATATAAGCGTTGGATCTACATTACTTGCTTTATATATGTTCTCTATATCTGTATTTCTCATATATTTACTTTTTTATATTCTATTTGTTGATAATATTTCAATATTAACTCCACGAGTTGGTTTAAATGGTGTCCCACCTGTTAAGTCTCTAACAACTATTAGTATTTTTGTGTCTTCTGGTATGTCCATCATGTCTTCAACAAGTCCAGCCGAAAGGTTTCCTACTTGTGTATGCATTTTTCCTTCTCTTGCCAAGAGTGCTATTGCCGGTTTTCCTTTATAGTTATAACCTTTCATATACAACTCATCACCAACAGACAAGTACTTCTTTATGTTATCTTGCCGGCTTGTTCCATCATCATTTTTAAAAGATACTCCTACAACTTTAGAATATAGCGAGTGTGGAAAAGATTCTGCTGCTTCTTTTATCTTTTTTCTCTTTAATGTTTTGTTTGCAAAAGAGAAGATTAAAACCAAAACAGAAACTATAGATATAGTAACCATGTATGTCTTTAGCTCTTTAGCATCATCTGCTATCGATGCTACAATTACAAATGCAATAAGAATGTATATTAATGTTTTCATATCTATATTTTAGTTGAATGTATCTGCTACAGATTCTGCTTTTTTTATTTTTAAAAGAACTTTATCAGACTTTTTCATAAGGTTTTCAAACTTTTTTATATTTTTACTTTCTATATATATTTTTCCTTTTTTAAACATATTGTCAAAATCAACTGTCTCTATTATGATGTCATTTTGCTTTCCATGTCTTGAAGTAAAAAAACTGATATATAGCGAATTTTCTCCATTTCTTGAGATGTTTTTGTTTTTGTAAAGATCCTTTGAAAAACTGTCAACTTTCTCTCT